CTGGCCTTCTTCCTCATGAACCAAGATCCGGCCGCAGCTGGTGGCGGTGGTGGTGCAGGCACTCCTGCAGCAGCACCTGCCCCCGCAGCTGCATCGCCGGCTCCTGCGCCAGCACCCGCTGCCGCTACACCTGCCCCGGCTCCCGCGCCTGCTGCGGCACAAACGGACCCCAGTCCCACTGACTGGTTGCAATCTCTGCCCGACGCCGAAGCCAAGGACTACGCGACGAAGAAAGGTTGGAAGGACCCAGCCGAGGCAGTCAAGGCGATCCGGGAAATGGAAGGTCGTTTCGCAGTGCCGGAAAACGCTGACGGTTATCAGCTTCCGGTACCGCAGGGCCAAGATCCAGCCTTCTCTAAGCAGGTGTCGGCGTGGTTCCTGGAAGCAGGTGTTCCGACTGCAGCGGCAAAGGTTGTGGCCGAGCGTTGGAACACCGCGATGCAGGCGGCGGAGACGCAGCGCGTGCAGAAGGTCGAACAGGAAATGGGAGCCCTGAAGTCGGAATGGGGCAACGAGTACGACGCGAATGTCGAACTCGGCCGGCGAGTGATGCGCAACTTCGGCATCACCGCAGAGCAGATCGACAAGATTTCCGGCCCGATGGGCGACGTCACGACGTTGCGCGTCTTCCAGCGGATCGGTAAGGGCTTGAGTGAGGGAACGCTCGGGCCGGGTGGTGGTAGCGGTAGCGGCAACGCTGATCCGGTGGACCCGGATAAGGCGCGCGCTGCCCGGATGTTCCCGAGCATGCAGCCTAAGAGCTAAAGGAGAAAACGATGGCAACCACTGGCGCCAACAACCTTGGCATCATCGATGTCGCCAAGCGTCTCGACCCGAATGGCGACACCGCCGACGTGGCCGAGATGCTGGCGCAGACCAACGAGATCGTGCAAGACGTTCCGTGGGTCGAAGGTAACCTGCCCACCGGGCAGCAATCCACCATCCGTACCGGCCTGCCCAGCACCATCTGGCGCAAGCTGTACCAAGGTGTTCCGCCCTCGAAGAGCACGACCGCGCAAGTAACCGACACGTGCGGCATGCTCAATGCTCGTAGCGAGCCGGACATCAAGGTGGTGAACCTGGCCAATGATCCGGCCGCGTTCCGCCTGGATGAGTCGGCCGCTTTCATCGAGAAGATGGGCCAGGACTACTGCACGGCGCTGCTCTATGGCGATACTTCCATCAACCCGGAACAGTTCTACGGCTTCACGCCGCGGTACTCGTCTACCGCCGGTGGCTCGGGTCAGAACGTGGTCCTCGGCGGCGGCTCCGGCGCTGACAATACCTCGATCTGGCTGGTGGGCTGGGGCAAGCGCACGGTCTTCGGCATCTACCCGAAGAACTCGAAAGCTGGTCTGTCGCACCAAGACCTTGGTGAGATCGATGCCTTCGACGGCAACCAGAACCGCTACCGTGCATTCGGCGATCTGTACGAGTGGAACTGCGGCTTGGTGGTCAAGGATTGGCGCTATGTGGTGCGCATCGCGAACATCGACGTCTCTGACGCTATGGCCGGTACCGGCACGATGGCAAACCAGAAGCTGATCGAACTGCTGATCGACGCGAAGAATCGCTTCCCGACGCTCAACGGCGTGCAGCCACGGATCTACGCGAACCGCACGATCCAGTCGGCGCTGGAGAAGATGGCGCTGAACAAGTCGAATGCTGCGCTGTCGATCCGGGAGGCTGCCGAGCAGTTCCAGACGGCGTTCCTCGGCATTCCAATCCGCCAGGTCGACCAGATCCTGACGACCGAGGCGCTGGTCTCGTAAGACGCCGATCCGGCGAAGTAGCAGATGCAAGGGCCGGCGGCGCGATAGAAGCGCCCCGGCTGAACCACTCAGGAGAGCAACATGATTCTCGACAAGAGCGAAGAGTTCTCGGATTCGCAGGCGGTCACCGCCACCGCGATCTCGACGAACGTGATCGACACCAACCCGTCGGGCAAGAACGCACTGGTAGACCTGGGCGACGGCGAGCCGGACGTGTGGTGGGTCGTGCAGTGCGACACTGCAGCGACCGCTGCCGGCGCTGCTACCGTCGCGTTCTCGCTGGAATCCGATAGTGTGGTTGGCTTGGGCTCGGCGCCCCTCGTCCACTATACGACCCCGGCGCTGGCTATCGCAGGCCTGACCGCCGGCAAGGAAGTGGTTCGCGTGAAGCTGCCCGCCGGCGACTACAAGCGGTACCTCGGCACGCGCTACACGGTAGCAACTGGCCCGCTGACCGGCGGTACGTTCTCGGCCTTCATCGTGAAGGATGCCCAAGGTCGGAAGCAGTACAAGTCCGGCTTCACCTACGGCTGATCACCATGGCTCTCTATCGCGCACTACGCCGCGGCCAGATCCACCTGGATGCCACCCCTGCCAAGCGCGGGGATGACGTCCTCGGAGAGCGCCGCGTGGTCAAGATCGTCGAGCCCGGCGAGATCTTCGAATTTCATGGCAAGAAGCCTGGAACGTGGATGGTTCCGGTGGATGTCCAAGAAGACGATGACGAGCCGGCCGGCGACGACAAGCCGGGCACCCCCCAGGGGGAGTCCGGTGGGCGCCACGGGACGAGGTCGACATCGAGAGGCTCACCCAAAGAGCCGGCCGGCGACGACAAGCCATAACCGACTGATCCCGTGACGTCCAACGTCTACATCGCCAACCGCGCCATCACCAAGCTGGGTGAGGCGCGGATCATCTCTCTCACGGACTCGACCAAGGCCGCGACCGACATCGCTTCCATGTTCGATGCCGTGAGAGACGATGAGCTGCGTGCGCACCGCTGGAACTTCGCCAAGGCGCGCGCGACGCTGCCAGCACTGGCAGAAAAGCCAGCTTTCGGCTTCGCCAACGCTTTCCAACTCCCCGCAGACTTCCTGTCACTGATCCAGGTGGGCGACTTTCTTGTCTACCCACGGATGGACACCCGGGGCCTCTTCAGCATCGAAGGGCGCCAGCTTTTGACGAATCTCGGCCCCTCACTGCCCGTTCGCTACACGAAGCGGGTGGAAGACCCGAATCTGTTCGATGCGAGCTTCATTGAGGTATTTGCTTGCCGCCTAGCAGTTGAGGCGTGTGAATCGCTTACCCAGAGCGAGACGAAATACAACCGCGTGGCCGGCATGTATGAGTTCGCCATGCGCCGAGCTGTGCGTGCCAACGCGATCGAGCGTCCGTCCCAAGTTATCGGCGACGACACCTGGCTGGAGTCTCGTGGCGCTGGTTCCAACTATCCCCGGCAGTTCCCCCCGTACCAAACCTGAGTAGGAGCGCGACGTGGCAAAAGCGGCGCCGATCATCACCAGTTTCGACGCCGGCGAGTTGTCGCCGCTCATGGAAGGTCGCGTCGACCTCGCGAAGTTTCCCAACGGCTGCTTCAAGCTGGAGAACTACCTGCCGCTGGTGCAGGGACCGGCAGTGCGTCGGGGCGGCACGCGCTTCGTGAACCCGGTCAAGAGCGCGAGTGGGAAATCCTGGCTCTTGCGCTTTCAGGTCTCCGAGAACATCAGCTACATGCTCGAGTTCGGAAACCAGTCGATCCGCTTCTATGCAAACCGTGGGCTGCTGATCTCTGGCGGTGTGCCGGTGGAGGTGGGCACGCCGTACTCGTTCGCTGACCTGACCGCTGCAGATGGGACGTGCAACCTGCACGCGGTGCAGTCGGCCGACACGATGTACCTGTTCCACCGCTCCTTCAAGACGCTCAAGCTCGTACGCACGTCTGCCACCGCATTCTCGATCTCGGTCGTTACGTTCACCGAAGGGCCGTTCAAGAAGAGCAACATCACGAAGACGTCGGTCGTGCATGCCAGCGCTGTCACGGGCAATATCACGCTGACCGCCTCTGCAAGCGTATTCCAGGCCGGTCACGTTGGGTCGCTGTTCTACCTTGAGTCAGCAGACCATTCGGCGGTTCGCCCGTGGGCCGTGTATCAAGAAGTCGCTGTAGGCGATAAGCGCCGGGTAGAAGCCCGGGTCTATGAGTGCACGGCGGTGGGCAGCGGTGCTGGGCCCGTGACCGGCACGTTGACGCCAGTGCATACCGAAGGCGCAGCCTGGGACGGTGACGGCGTGGACATCGCGAACGATCAGCGCGGCCCGATCGGCGTCGAATGGACATACCTGCATGCGGGTTACGGCATCGTGCAGATCACCGCGGTTCCAACCTTGGACACGGCGCTGGGCACGGTGGTCAGCCGCCTGCCTGATGACATCGTTCTCGGCTCGACATGGAAGTGGGCGCATTCCCTGTTTTCCGATGTGGAGGGGTGGCCCGAGCACGGTGCCTTCTGGCTGGAGCGGCTGGTGCTGGCGCGCGATCGCACCCTGGCAGGATCGGTGACTGGCGACTTTGAGAACTTTGCAGCCAAGGACGCGGGGGAAGTGCTGGCCGACTCGTCGTTCGTGATCACGCTGAATGCGCGGCAGATCAACCGCATTGTGTGGTTGGTCGAGTCCGAGCAGTTGGTGCTGGGCACGAACGGCGACGAATGGGTTGTCGGCGCAATTCAGACCAACGAGGCGGTGGGCCCCGGCAACATTCAGGCGCGTCGGCGTACCTCGTATGGCTCGCGTGCTGTCCAGCCGGTGGAGGCAGCCGGCAAGACGCAGTTCGTACAGAAGAGCGGCAGGAAGCTGCGCGACTACTCGTATGACTACGGCTCCGACAACTACATTTCCAGCGACACGACGAAGCTCGCGAGCCACATCTCGAGGACTGGCATCGTCGACATGACGTATCAGCAGGAGCCGAATTCCATCATCTGGTGCGCGCTGGCCAGTGGTCGTCTGGTTGGGCTGACCTACGATCAGGAACTGGGCCGCAGCGATGTCTATGGCTGGCATCCACACCCGATGGTCAATGGCGTGGTCGAGGCAGTCGAATCCATGCCGGCGCCAGACGGCGCGAGCGACGACCTATGGATGATCGTGCGGCGGGTCATCAACGGGCAGACGGTGCGCTACGTCGAATGGCTCGAGCCGCCGCTGTCAGACGAGCAGGAACAGACCGAGGCGTTCTATGTGGATGCTGGCCTTACGTACTCCGGCGCGCCGGCGACAACGATCAGCGGTCTGGATCACCTCGAAGCTCAGACCGTGGATATTCTTGCCGACGGCTCCACGCACCCGCAGCGCGTCGTGACAGACGGAAAGGTCACGCTTCAGCGCGCCGGTTCGATGGTACACATCGGCATTCCTGCACCTGCCAAGCTGGCCACCATGCGGCTGAATGCCGGCGCAGCGGATGGCACTGCACAGGGCAAGACGCAGCGTGTGACCAACGTGGTGGCGCGAGTGCATCGGACGCTCGGTGGCAAGCTTGGGCCCGACGAGAGCAACCTGGACGAGCTGCAGTTTCGTCGGCCCTCGGACGCCATGGACAAGCCGATCCCGCTTTTCACCGGCGACCTGCCGCCGATCCCGTGGAAGGGTGGCTACTCGACAACGTCGCGCATCTGGTACGTCAACGACCAACCGCTGCCGTCGACAATCGTTGCGCTAATGCCAATCGTGGTCACAAATGACGACCGGTGACGCATGCTCGAACTCGTAAAGCTCCAGCCGGAGCACCTATTTCAGTTCACTCCACAGGCCGCGCAGTCAGCCATCCTGAACGTGCTGTCAGCCGACTATGCACAGTCGCTCGTCGATCAGTGCCCAGTAGGCTGGACTGGCCTGGTCGACGGTCGCGTGGTGGGCTGCGCCGGAATCGCTGAGTGCTGGCCGGGCCGCGCCGAAGCGTGGACGCTGCTCGCTCCGGACGCCCTGACGGTCTTCCGCCAGATCCACCGCACTGTCCGCCGAGTGCTTGCAGATGGCCCGTGGCACCGCGTCGAAATGAAAGTCGATGCAGACCATACGGAGGCCATGCGTTGGGCCGAACACCTCGGCTTCGAGCGCGAAGGTCTCATGCGCAAATACACCGCTGATCAGCGGGACGTCTACCTATACGCGAGAGTGAAATGACCGAACTGACCATTGCCTCGGCCACGTTGGCCGAGATCGAGGCGGAGCCTGGGCTGGATGCGCTGCTGGCCGAGTATGCGGCCGAGTCTGCCAACGACGAGATCGGGCCGGCTTGTCCGCAGATCGACACCTATCGGGCAATGGAGGCGGCCGGGCTTTTCCGAGCGTTCGTCGCCAGGGTGGATGGGCGCCTGGTTGGCTTCATGTTCCTGCTGCTGCCCGTGCTCCCACATTTTGGCCGGAAGGTTGGCGTCAGCGAATCCTATTTTGTGGCCGCCGAGTACCGCAAGACAGGCGCCGGCCTGCGGCTGCTGCACGCGGCCGAAGCGGTAGCCCGCGAGGCCGGGGCGGTTGGCGTTCTGGTAAGTGCGCCGACAGGCGGCATCCTGGAGCGTGTGCTACCCGGCATTGGGTACCGCGAGACGAGCCGCGTGTTCTTCCGGGGCCTGCAATGACGAACCTGACACGCCAGAGTCTGGACATCAAGTCCATGACGCCCGAGGCCATAGGCCGGATCGCCGCGCTCGAGCAGGATCTGCTGAAGCTGCCGCAGGTCGAGGTCCACACGCACCACGTGCTGCACGCCGGCATGTATTCGCGCACGATCACTATCCCGGCCGGCGTCGTGCTCACTGGCGCGCTGGTGAAGCGACCTACGCTGCTGATGGTGTACGGCGACGTGCTCGTGTCGCGGGGGGAGGATACCGGCGTTCGGATCAATGGCACCGCAGTGCTGGCTGCCAGCGCCGGACGGAAGCAGGTTTTCATCACCCACGCCCAGACCACTGTGACGATGGTGTTCCCCACGCAGGCCACCACGATCGAACAGGCCGAAGCGGAGTTCACAGACGACACCGAAATGCTCCTGTCGCGACGCGACCCAGAGCACAACACCATCATCATCACGGGAGAGTGACATGTCCGGAGGCATTTCAGCTACCACCATCGCCGCCGTCGCAGCGGGTGCGGCAGCGGCAGCCAGCGCGGCAAGCGCCATCTCCGCAGGTCAGCAACAAAGGCGACAGGCAAATCAACAGGCAGACGCGGCCGAGTACAACGCCGCGCTGAGCAAGAACCAGGCGACGGCGGCCTATGCGGCTGGCGTCGAACGCGAGTCGGCGCAAAGGCGACAGGCCCAACAGCAGCTGAGCCAGCAGCGTGCCGCCTTCGCGTCGTCTGGCCTCGATCCGAACAGCGGATCTGCACTGGACGTGCAGTTACAGAGCACCCGCAACGCCGAGCTTGATGCGCTGCAGACCCGGTATGAGGGCGTGCTGACAGGCCAGAACTACGAACAGAACGCTTCCATGGGTCAGTACCAGGCAGAAACCTTGCGGGATTCCGGCAGCGCGGCTGCGAAGAACTCGTACTTGTCGGCGTCTGCATCCTTGCTGGGCGGCCTCAGCAGCGCGTACAGCATTGGACGGTCGCCGAGCAACCCGGCTCCTGTGGTCGAACGCAGCACCTACATTGGAAGGCTCGGCTGATATGGCAACCCGCATCCCAATTCCCCAATACCAACAGCAGAAGGCGCCGGCGCTTGAACAGCCCGGCGTTCGCGCTACTGCGGTTGTGACTGATACCGGCAGTGCACAGGCGCTGGGTCAGGTGGCAAACGCCTTCCAGCGTGTCGGCAACGTTGTCGAGCAGCAGAGTGCAGAGACCGCGCGTGCGTGGGTGTCGCAGGCCAGCAGCACCGATTACGTCAAATGGCAGGACCGCATGACGCAGTTGCAGGAAGCAGCTCAGCCTGGCGCCCCAGACTTCACGCCCAACCTTCTGAACGAGTTTGACGAGTACAGCAAGACGGCGCTGGCCAACGCGCCGGACGAGACGTCGAAGCGCTTCTACAGCATGCAACTGAATCAGCTGCGCCAGACGCTGGGCGGCCAGTCGGTCCGATGGGAGGCTGGGCAGCGGGAGTCGCATCGTGTGAGCCAATACGGCGCAGCGGCCGATGCTGACGCCGTGGCCATTGCGCGAGATCCGGCTCTGTACGGCGAGCGCCGAGCCGCCACCATGGCCGTGTTGAATACGTCGACCATGGACCCAGCGAAGAAGGAAGCGCTTCAGCAGTCGACGGAGACAAAGCTTGCCTACGCGGCGGGCTCGCGGATGGTGCTGGACAACCCGGCGCAGGCGTTGGCAGTGCTCAGCCGCAAGCCGGATGAGCCGATCCCCGAGGGCTATGAATGGGTGCCGCGGCTCGATGCCAATCAGGTCGTGCCGCTGATCACCAAGGCGCAAGGCTACGTCAACTCCCAAGCCGCAGCTGCCGAGCGTGCACGGGAGAAGGCCGAGCGCGAGCAGGAGCGGCGCGACAAGGTTGGTCGGGAAGCCTACGCCAGCATGTCGGAGTTGCTGGCCGACGGGAAGATTCCGTCTCCCGAGTTCATCAGCGAGGTGGCCGACAAGACGACCGGTACCGTGGCGGCCGTGCCGTTCATGGCGCTGGTCAAGGAACAGGGCAACGATGCGCGCTTCGCCACCTTGCCGCTCTCACAGCAGCAGGCGCGGCTGGAACAGATGCGTGCCCGCGCGGCAACGCCTGGCATCGGCACGGACCCGGCCGAGCACAAGGAATACGAGCGCCGGCTGCGCATGAACGCAGCCATTCAGCGCGATGCTGACCAGAATGCCTGGCAGGCGGCACAGGAACGCGGCGTGATTGTGCGTGCCCCCGAGGTGCCCCTGAACAGCGTGGGCGACGCCCAGAACCTGATCAACCAGCGCATGCGCAACATCGCCGACGTGGAGGATTGGGTCGGCAAGCCGGTCAGCCCGATGCAGCCGGACGAGGCTGGCCAGATCGGCAAGATCATTCGGAGCCTGCCGCCAGACCAGCAGTCCACGGCGCTGGCCGGATTCGGCGCGTCGATCGGCAACGCCGACCGCATCTCTGCCTTCGCGAAGCAGATGTCGGAGAAGGACAAGACGCTGGGCATGGCCATGACCTACGCCAACTCGAATACCTCACAGGGCCGGCTGACGTCCGAGCTGATCCTGCGCGGCGACCGCGCGCTGAAGGACGGCACGGCCAAGGTCGATCAGGCCAAGGAAACCGGCTGGCGCGCGGAGATCGCCAAGGAAATCGGCGATGCCACCTACAACCAGGACGTGCGCCAGTCTTGGATCGAATCGGCCTTCTACATCCAGGCGGCTATCGCGTCCGACGGCGGCGGCACCGACATCAAGCGTGCCGTGAACTTGGCCACCGGCGGCTTGCGGCAGCAGCGCGATGGCAGCAAGATCCCGCGCCCGTACGGCATGTCGGACGACACATTCACCCAGCGCATTGCCGCGATCAAGCCGACTGACATCGCGGTGCAGGCGCCGGACGGCCAGGTCTTCAGCGGCGCCACAGCGATGCCACTCGAACGATTCCTCCAGCAGCTGCCGCAGTCGTCGCTCGTGCACGCGGGGCAGGGCAAGTACGCCATCCGCGCCGGCCAGGGCTTCGTCACCAACAGCGCTGGTCAGCGCATCACGCTTGACCTGAACCCGCAGCGGCCGAACGCAACGCCGCCGAACGGCGCGCAAGGCCAACCCGCACGGAGCCGCTGATGATCGACGGATTGCTGCAGGACCAGATCGACACCACGCTGGATGACCGTCAGAAGCGCCCGGTTGCGGCGCCACGCCCGCAGTCTGGGTTCTCGGCCTGGAACACGATCAAGGCGCCTGTCGTTGGTGCGGCTGCCGGCGGGGTGGAGGCGGGTGGCTTCGGTGCAGATGTGCTGAGCGCGTTCGGCCAGGTGCAGGCCGGATACGGCGCCCAGGCTGATCCGTCGCTTCTGCTGTCTCCGGAAGAGATGGAAAAGCGCCGGGATGAAGGCGACGCGGCTCGCGCGCAGGTTGCTAGCGGCGAAGCCTTCAGTAGCACGGTGGGCACTGGCCTGCGCGCAAGCGCGCGCGATCTGATGCCCGATCCGGTGACGTCCAACGTGGTCGAGCAGACGCTGTTTCAACTCGGCCGGTTCGGTGGCAAGGCGGTGGGCTACTCGCTGGCGGCCGGGCCCGCCGTGGGCGCTGCGCTGGTGGCCGGCGACGAGGGGATGACCGAGGCCGACAGGCTGAAGGCGGAAGGCGTCGACATCGAAACGCGCACCAAGGTCGGTATCGTGGCCGGCGCGGCGGCAGGCGCTGGTGTGGCATTGCCTGTGGCCGGACGGTCGATCGCGCAAACCGCCGCGCTGGTCGTGGCTGGCGGGCCAGGCGCGTACATCGCCCAGCAGGCTGCGTCGCGCTCCATCCTAAAGAACGCCGACTACAGCAAGATCGCCGACCAGTACGACCCTTTCGACCCCGTCGGCCTGGCCGTATCGACGCTGGTGCCCGCTGGCTTTGGAGCCTGGGCGACCCGTGGCGCGGCCCGCGCTGGTGCCAGGCCGGCGGCGGACTTCGATCCTGCGGCAGCCCGCCAACTGGTCGACATGGGAATGCGCGAGCGGCAGGGCCTGCCGTACAACGACGCCCGGCTGGACGCCTACGCCGTGACGGCTGCCCAACGCGCTGGCGTGCCGCCCGAGATTATCTTGGCGGTCAAGAATGCCGGCGAAAAATCGGGTAGCAGCGCAGCAACTTCGCCGGTGGGCGCGAAGGGCATCATGCAGTTCATGGATGCCACGTGGGGCCAGTACGGGAAGGGCCGAGACGTACGTGATCCGGTGGCCAACATCGACGCTGCGGCCGACTTCCTGGCCGACCTCGGGAAGCAGTACGACGGAAACTGGCGCGCGGCGCTGGCCCACTACAACGGCGGCGTGAAGAATGCCGAAGCCGTGGTCAGGACCGGCCGCCCGATCTACAGCGAGACCATCAAGTATCTGGATCGCACCGACCGGTTTCTGGCCGAACATTCTGGCGAAGCCGCCGGACGCGCTGCCGCTGCGGATCCGGACGCCGTGGCCGCCGCCCGCCTTCAACAGGTCCGTGACACCGTCGATTCCTGGAACCTGAAAGACCCGACCGACATTGCGGCCGCGCAGGATCACCTGGCCGCCATCGTGCGTGCCTCTGACCAGTTGGGCGGCGGCGCGCGGGTGGACGTCAGCGACGTGGTGCAGTGGGACACCCTGCAGAACGCCCGGATGCTGGACGACATGGTCGGCCGCCTCGAGGCCGCGCGCGCTGACTTGCTGCCCGAGGCTGGGCAGGTTGCCGAGCCTGGCGCTATCCGGTCGCTGCGCGGGGAACTGGACCAGCTGCGCAGCACCTTGCCGGACACCAGCGACGATGCGATCAAGGCGAGGGCCAAGGAAATCCAGACGGCGGACAGCGGACGGACGAGCTATAAGCAGGCCCAGGCCGCAGCACGCAAGGAACTGACAGCGGCACTGGATGAGCACCAAGGCCGGATGGCGGCGCTGGAGCGTCAGATCGAGACGAACCGCGGCGCCGAGCAAGCGCGTCAAGCCGTGCAGGCGCTGGACGAGCAGCTAGGCGGCGTGCGTTCGGCCCGTGCTGGGTTGGATGCACCACCGAGCGCGCCGCGCCAGACCGCGCTGGCCGCCGGAGAACTGGCTCGCACTGGCAAGCCGGCCGGTACACCAGCCGCCGACGCTGAACCAGCCGCCCAGAAAGCCGGGAAGGAAGCCGCTTCGAACGGTACGGAACCAGCAAAAAGCGGGACAGAACCCGCATCCAATGCAACGGAAGCGCCGGTTTATGCAACAACAGCGCCGAATAATGCAGCCGATGCTGCTATGGCATCGATCGACGCCCAGGCGGCACAGATCGCCCGCCTGTCACCGGACATGATGGTGCAGCTCGAAGGGATGGATGCGCCGGTGCGATTGGCCGATGCGCTCGAAGCGGTCCGCCGTGAAGCCGAGGCAGATGCCGCTGACGCGCCGCTGATACAGGCAGCAGCAGAGTGCTTCCTGCGCAGCGCCTAGTGGATGACCAAGGACAGGATGATGCCGGCGAGCGCGATGGTGCCGACGATGGTGAACCAGGTGCGGAAGGCGCGCCAGGCCGCGCGGAAGCCCGCTGGCAGGTTCTTGCTGCTGGTTCCTGATAGCACGCACGCCGGCACGACGCCGCACACCCAGACGAACGCCGCCACGTACGCAGCCGGGTGCTGCGGCGGCAGGGCGCTGGCCATCCACCCGAGCGCCGGGACGCCGAGCAAGATCCACCAGACGCCGGCGGTGTGGGTGAGGAATCGAATCAGAACCATGGGAGCGAGTATATGACACCGCAATGCCGCACTGCCGTCAGTGCCGCCGCTGGCCGGCCGCTGACGGACGCCGAGGTCAAGAAGATCGATGATCGGCTATCAGCCACCATGCGCCAGATGGCGCGCCGTGACCCGGCCGCGTGGCAGGCCATGCCCCTGTCGCAGCGTGTGCTGGACGCCTCCCGCGAGGCGATGGCCCAGATCCAGCAAGAGGCCGCGCTGAAGGTCACGCGCGCCAGCCTGCAAGTGATCAAGACGGCGGCCATGGATACCCGCGTCACTGACCTGATGACGCAGTTTTCCGAAGGCCGTAGCAAGGCTCTGGTCCGGGAAATGGACCTGACGTCGGCCTACGCCGAGGGCGTCAAGCGCGAGAACATGTCTCAGTTGATGGATCTGCTCGATGCTGCCGACAGCCGGCAGGGCGCGGGGGCGATCCGGCGTGGTCTGATGTTCCTGTTTGACGCCGAAAACCCTGGCATGACCCGTGATCTGGCCGTCGAAATAATTGCCAACGCCAATGGCGCCACGGGAAACACGCTCGCACAGAAGGGTGCCAAGGCGTGGCTGGACACCATCGAGCGAATGCGCCAACGCTTCAACACCTCAGGCGGAGATGTCGGCCAGCTCGACTATGGCTACCTGCCGCAGCCGCACGACAACGTGCGCGTGCGCGGTGATGGCTCCAACGCGGCGCGCGCCGCATGGGCGAACAACACCCTGCCGCTGCTCGATCGCAGCCAGTACGTGCGCGAAGATGGCGCCCGCATGAACGATGCCGAAGTTCTGGACTTCCTGCGCGAGGCCTGGACGACCATTGCCACGGATGGCCTTAACAAGACGACACCGGGTAGCCGGCCAGCACCGGGCAGCGCCGCGCGCGCGAATGCCGGCAGCGCGACACGCCAGATCCACTACCGCGACGGGAATGCCTATCTGGAATACATGGGGCAGTACGGCGCGGGCAGCATGTACGACGCCATGCTAGGGCACGTCGGCAGGTTGGCGCGCGACATCGCGCTGGTCGAGCGATACGGCCCCAACCCGAATCAGCAGATGCGTCTGCAGTTTGACTTGGCTGCTCGGGCCGACAACGGGCTGAAGCGCTCGTTCGGGATGCTGCCGCAGTCGTATTGGGACGTCCTGAACGGCACCAGCAGCGCGCCAGTCAGCGGCCGCATTGCAGAGATCGGCACGCATGCCCGGAACATCCAGACCTTCGGCAAGCTGCAGGGTGCCATCCTGTCCAGCGTGACCGACGTCGGCACGTATTTCGTGACCACCGGATTCAACAATCTCAGCTACTGGGACGCGCTGCGCAACATCCCCCGCCAGATGAGCGGCGATACCCGCGACTTTCTGTCCATGCACGGCATCATCGCCGAGTCGATGATCTCAGACCTGAACCGTTGGAGCGGGGACAACATTCGGCAGACCTGGTCGGGCAGGCTGGCCAACAGCACGATGAAGCTGTCGTTCATGAACGTCTGGACCGACACGCTGCGCCGTGCCTACAGCATGACCATGATGAACGGCATGGCCAAGCTGGCGAAAACGGACTGGAAGGGCCTGACCGAATACGACCGCTGGCGCATGACAAGCAAGGGCCTGACCGAATCGGATTGGGATGTCATCCGCCAGGCCCAGTTGACTGCCTACAACGGCCAGGATTTTCTGACGCCAGAGTCTATCCGCGCCGGCGGCGACCCGCGCGCCAACGAGGTGGTGGCCAAGGTGCTGGGGCTGATCACCGACGAGTCGGAATATGCAGTGCTGAACCCGGACCTGTCTACCAAGGCATTGCAGTCGTGGGGCGGCACGCAGCGCGGCACGCCGCTGGGCGAGCTGGCGCGCTCAGTGATGCAGTTCAAGTCGTTCCCGATCGCTATGATCTCGCGGCACTGGGGAAGGTTCACCGATGCTCCCGGTGGCATCCCTGGCGCGCCTACGTTTCTCGGCAACCGTGGCTTCTACGGCGCGGCGATGATGGTGTCGCTTACCGCGCTGGGTGCGATCGCCTTCCAGAACAAGCAACTGGTGCAAGGCAAAGACGCGATCGACATGGACCCGTTCGAAAACCCGAAATTCTGGCTGCGTGCGTTGGCGCAAGGCGGCGGCCTCGGTATCGTGGGCGACTTCCTGTTGACCGACCCTACCGAGAACCCGGGTGACTCCACGGCCAACGCTATCAAGAACGTTGCCGGGCCCAGCATCGGCAGCGCGTTCGACCTGGTGGGCAAGCTGGGCATCGAGAACGTCTATCAGGCGGCGCACGGCAAGGACACGCATGTGGGCGCCGAGACGCTGCGTTTCGCGCGTAACCACCTGCCGTATGTGAATCTCTGGTACGGCAAGGCCGCACTGGACGCAGCGGGTCTGGCCGCGTTGCAGGAGAACCTGTCGCCTGGATACCACTCGAAAATGCGCCAGCGCGCGCAGCGCGATTGGAACCAGGATTACTGGTGGCGGCCGGGCGAGCCAACGCCTGAAAGGGCGCCGGATATCGGTGCGGCATTCGGCAGGTAATACGGACAACAGTCCGATTCGTCACGCAGACCATGTGCGCAGTCCATGAAAGGCTGCCCACATGACCGTTTCGAGCGAACAATCCGACGTCACCTATGACGGCGACGGCGTAACCCTTACCTTCCCGGTGCCGTTCTATTTCCTGCAGGACACCGATCTGGTGTTGACTGTGGTGGATCAGGACGGCACCGCCGAATCATTGGTCTACGGCACCGATTACAGCGTGGCCGGCGCTGGGAACCAGTTCGGCGGGAGCGTGACTCTCTCCGCTGTGGTGGCCGAGACGAAGACGCTTCTCATCGAGCGCGATCCGCCGGCTACGCAGGAAACCGCGTATCAGGCGAACGACCCATTTCCAGCCAAGGAACACGAGAAGGCGCTCGACAAGTTGACCATGCTGCTGCAGCGTGGCAATCGCACCTACTCCCGGTCACTGCACTATCCGATCACCGAGAACGCCGACGGCACGCTGCCGCGCAAGTCGGAGCGGCTTGGCATGCTGCTCGGTTTCGATCCCATCACCGGCCTGGCAAAGATGATGCCCCGGCCCGCGTCGGTGGGTGCGGGCGACTTGCGCGTGGACACATTCATTTCCAGCGCGCTGCCGAATCCCGATGGGCTGCCCACCTTTGCGCCCAACGTCTCCACGCAGCTCACGCTATCGCGCGATCCTGGCACGACGGCCAATGTCGCGATCTACTTCGATACCGGATTCCAGGGCCCTGACACCTTTGGCCTGAACGGTCCGGTGGTGACGTTCAATGCTCCGATCCCGGATGTGCAGCGCGTCTATGCGCGCACCGGTACCACGCTGTCGACCATCATCCCGCCTGATTCGTCGGTGGGGGACAAGCAACTGCAATGGTCCGACAAGCTCTCCCGCGAGTGCGCTTCCGTGGCCGAGCTGCGCACGCTGTCGACTGGACGGTATCGTGTCGCGCATACCCTCAGCTACTACGGGGATGGCAAGGGCGGTGCGGGAAAATATCGCATTGATGAGCTGGACACTACTACGCCGGACAATGGCGGCACGGTGATCGTCGGGAATGACGGCGGCCGCTGGAAGTTGATCTATGACGGCTCTGTCAACTTCCTGCAGTTCGGCTGCCGCACAGAAGGCGTCGAGACTGGTGCGCGTCTCCAGGCCGCGCTTAGTTCAGGCGTCAAGTCGTTGGTCGCTACGGCCATGCACGACACAGCAACGCCGCTGATTCCGCCGACCTCGTACCTGGACATCATCACGCAAAAGGGTGGCGGATTCCGTCCAGCTGCGGACAACGTCACCATCTTCAAGAGCACGGTATCGGCGTATTACGTGCGCTTTATCGGTCCTGTCTTCGAAGGCAACGATAAGACTGGCTGCGCGTGCATGGACATGAAGAACATGCGCTTGTTCAGCGGCTTGTTGTATCCGACCTTCCGCAATATCGACACGGGCTTCATCGGGCGCGACGGCTGCTTCGGTCTGCACATTGTGAACCCGACGGCCGAAGCAGTCCCATTCCCGATCATTTTCATCGCGAACAATTCCTCCACCGTGGTCGAGTGCCCGAACTTCGACAACGGCGCTGGCGTTGGCGGAACCGGCCTCGGTACTGGCATCACGGTGCAGGCTACTGGAAGCAACCTCGGTGTTGTTGTTAATGGTGGCTACATCCAGGGTTATGACCACGCGGTGTTCGATAACGGTATCGGCACTACGGTCCGCGACATGTACATCGAGAACTGCGGCGTGGCGGATGTCAAGAGTACGTCAGGCCGCAGCTGCCGCTACGAGAACCTGAACCACTGGGGCAACGTCGGGCCGCTCGCATACCAGCTTGATGGCACGGACGGATGCGTGGTGTGGAACCCAACAATGGGCAGCGGTGCACGTACGACAGGCCTGTTTGACGTGGACACGTCCAACACCAACTTTAGCTACTTCCTGGCCACTGCCACTGCGGGACTAAATCAACCACTTGGTACCGTAGTGGGGGCCAAATTTGGCCCACGTTCCAGCTTTGCTATGAACCCTGTGCCATTTGTGGCAGGGGGAACGTCAGCCGGCGCCGGCGTCTACACACGCCAAGAAGGGCGAGTGTCCATCCAGGCAGGACAAGTTGATCTCGAGCTGGAGATCGGGTGCACGTCGCATACCGGTACCGGCGCGTTTGTGATCAAAGGATTGTCCGCTGGACTCGCACCTGTCAGCTACGTTCCGACCCGAATTGGGCAGGTCGTGGTGATCAGCGCGGCATACGCGGGAAAACAGCTCTACGCGAAGCTGAATGGCGCCGGCACCGATATCAGCGTCATTCAGGTAGATCCAGCCACCGGTATCGAAACACCGTTCCCCGTCCCTGCTGGCGGATTCACCGTCATCCTCAGGATGAGCTGGAACACCAACGCCTAAAGGAACCAAGATGCGCAAATTACTCACGGGCCTGCTGGCCATTACCATCTCGGCGCTGGCTATCGGCGCCACCACCACGCCGCCGTCACTGCTGAATCCATCCGGCTCGACGGCGGGCCAGGCCATCGTGTCCACCGGCCCGAGCACTGCTCCAGCGTGGGGGAACGTCACTGCCACGGCGCTCGGCCCAGTCGCCGCGAATACCGCCATCGCCAACGTGACCGGTTCCAGCGCCGCGCCGACTGCGGCAGCATTGCCAAGCTGCAGCACCGGCAACAGCGCGCTGAAGTACACCAGCGGCACCGGCTTCTCCTGCGGCACGACGTTCGCGCTGACGAGCGGCAACCTGTCGCAGTTCGCGGCGACCACCTCGGCGCAACTGCTCGGCGTCATGTCGGATGAGACTGGGCTTGGCGCGCTGGTATTCAACACTTCGCCGACGCTCACCACTCCGACGATCGCGGGTGCCGCCCTGTCCGGCACGTTCAGCGGGACGCCGACATACAGCGGCAACGCCACGTTCACCAGCACGATCACACCATCGACAACAAACGGTCTGGTCGGTACGAAGACCAATGACAACGCAATCGCAGGTAGCTGGGGGGAGTATCAGGAGGCTACTCCTGCCGCAGTCAGCCTGACCACGAACGTCACGGCGAACATCGCATCCCTCAGCCTCGGTGCAGGGGATTGGGAAGTCTACTGCAACGTCTTTTTTCTGACCGGTTCAGGGGATACCTTGACTGCCGCAGCTACCGGTCTGAACACTGTAAGTGCCACTTTTCCGGCGATTCCTCTTTACTCCACGGCGGGAGTCATCAGCATTCCGTCTGGCATTGGTATTACCCGGGACTCTACGCTGCGCCGCTTCTCGCTGTCTGGCACGACGACAGTGTATTGCGTGTCTCAGGCCACGCATTCTGGTGGTACGGCCACGGGGCAGGGGGTCATCCGAGCACGTCGGGCGCGCTGACTGTTTTCCACACTGGGGATCATGCATGGAAACGAAAGAGAGCGGTCGGCGCAGGTGGATCGACACCACGATCAACCTGCAGAACCTTTTTAGCGCGCTGATCGGGGCGGCCGTGGTGGTGGTAATTGCCTGGTTCGCGCTGGTCGGCCGGGTGCAGGCGTTGGAAGCGAAGGACGTCGAGCACGATGCGCGGTTCAACCGCGTGGATTCGACAATTGCCCAGCAGCGCCAAGAAGTGAAAGACCAGCTCAACGCCATTGGCTCGAACGTGGAGAAGATCCGCGACTACCTACTGGACAACGCAGCGGGCCAGCGACCTGACATTCGGAAGTGGGCAAAATGAAACTTACACTCGCAGACAACTGGCGGCAGCTGCACCGGAAAGGTACGGTGATCGCGGGCACGCTGTTCACGATGGTCATGGGCACGGGGCCGCTGCTGGTTCAGGCTTGGGGCGCTATGCCGCCGGAATTGAAAGCCGTGATCCCGCAGAACATCCAGCAATGGATCGCCTATACGATGTTCGGGCTGACGTTTCTGGCGCTGCGCTACACGACGATCCGGAAGAAGGACAAGGGAGACGGCGATGCTGGCGCGTGAGTTCATCAAAGACGCCATCGTGCCGGCGCTGGCTATCCTGCCGCCAGCCATGGACACGCCCCAAGCTCGGCTGATGATCCTGGCCATCTGCCTGCAGGAATCCGGGCTGATCCATCGCCGGCAACTCGGCAACGGGCCTGCCCGGGGCTATCCCCAGTTCGAGCTGGGCACGCGGCAATCGCGCGGCGGGGTCTGGGGCGTCTACTTGCACGACTCGTCCCGGTTCTGGTTGGATCGGTTGTGCGCCTCGCGCGGCGTGCAGTTCCTGCCAGAAGCGATCTGGCGGCAGATGGAGAAAGATGACGTGCTGGCGGCCGGCGTCGCCCGGCTGCTGCTCTTCACCGATCCGAGGCGGCTTCCGGCCATGGACGATCCGGACGGCGCGTGGGGGCTGTACCTGCGCACGTGGCGCCCCGGCAAGCCACGGCCTGCGGAATGGCCCGGCAACCATACGCTGGCCAGGCTGGAGGTCATCAAATGATCGCCGCACTCCTATCCGACCTCTGGCCGATCCTTGCCGGGGGCGTCGTCGCGATCGTGGCGCTGCTCACTGGATGGGCGCGGCACAAGCAGGCCCAGACCACAGAGGCGCAGGCGCGGCAGAAGGAAGCCGAGACCGACAAGAGGGTTGCCCAGGCGCAGGCCATCGAGGCCAAGGCCAACGAGGACGCCGCGCGCGCTGGCGCCGACAACGCAAAGGTGAGACGAGATGA